AAAAGCCATGCAGTATTAGCTAAGGTAGGTGACAAAGAGAAACTTATCCGTTTTGGCCAGCAAGGTGTTAGTGGCGATAAAACAAATACAGCAAGATCTAAATCATTTAAGGCAAGACATTCTGATAATATAGCTAAAGGTAAGATGAGTGCAGCTTACTGGGCTAACAAGGTTAAGTGGTAATTTGTATAGCAATTTTAAACAAAAATGCAACACTACAGCGTAGCTTATAATAAATACAACACAAAGTATTTTGTATAGAATATTACACAATTTTTTACACACAAAGGTAATGACCCAGTAATGGAGTTACAATATGGAAGAAACAAACAACAAAGTCGGTGCACCGCTAGGAAATAAAAACTCTATTAAATCCAATAGGTTATGGGCGGAAACAATTCGTAGAGCAGTCGTGCAAGATGACTCTCAACGTCTAAGACAAATTGCAGAAGCATTGCTTATAAAAGCATCTGAAGGTGACATGGCAGCCATTAAAGAGCTAGGTGATAGACTTGATGGTAAAGCATTACAAGAGAATAAACTTACTGGTGACTCTGATCAACCTATTGAGATAAAAATTGTTACAGGAATTGAATGACGTTCTAGATACTGGGTATCGTCCCAGAGAACCACAGAAGTTGATTCACCAAATGGTGAAGGACAACAGGTTCACAGTAGTGGTAGCTCATAGACGTATGGGCAAGACTGTATCAGCCATAAATCAGTTGATACATTCATCACTACTGTGTGAAAAACCTAACCCAAGATTTGCATATATAGCCCCAACATACTCACAATGTAAACGTATTGCATGGGATTACTTACTTAACTACACAAGGCCACTAGGTGCTATTGCTAACATAGCAGAGTTAAGAGTTGATTTTATGGGCAGACGTATTTCATTATACGGAGCAGATTCACCAGACTCATTACGAGGCATCTATTTAGATGGTGTAGTTATTGATGAGATTGGGGACGTAAACCCTGCTATATTTAGTGAAGTGGTAAGGCCAGCATTAGCAGATAGACTGGGCTGGGCTATGTTTATAGGCACTCCTAAAGGTAATAATCATTTTAAAGATTTAAGAGATAGAGCAGTCAAGGGCGATGCTCAATGGTCACTATTAGAATTTAAAGCTAGTCAAACAAATTTACTAGACGCTACAGAACTTGCATCAGCTAAAGTTGAAATGGGTGATGACAAGTATCAACAAGAATTTGAATGCTCATTTAATGCAGCAGTAGAAGGATCATATTATGGCCAGATCATTAATGACCTAGAAAAGAATAACAAGATAACATCTATACCTAAAGAAGAACTAGCAAAAACATATTGTGCATGGGACTTAGGTATATCAGATAGCACAGCAATTTGGGTAGCACAGGTAGTAGGTAAGGAAATAAGACTTGTAGATTTCTATGAAAATCATGGACAAGGATTGGATACTTATGTTGCTTGGTTGCGTGATAATGGTTGGACTCATGCTGTACAGTTGTTACCTCATGATGTAGAGGTAAGAGAACTAGGCACAGGTAAATCTCGTAAAGAGATGTTACAAGAAGCAGGGCTAGAGATTACAGTAGTAAAGAAATTACCAGTTGCAGATGGAATTCAAGCAGTACGCAGATTACTTCCTAGATGCTGGTTTGATAAAGACGTTAAGCAAGGTATAGATGCATTACGAAACTATCGCAGAACATATGATGAGAAGCGTAACGTATTTTTTGACACACCACTACACGACTGGTGCAGTCATTCTAGTGATGCCTTTCGTTATCTCGCTGTAGGTTTAGACGAAACAGATTCTACTTGGGGACAACCCTTAAAAATTAATAATTCATGGATTGTATAAATGATTGATTCAAACAAATTAAAAAGCATCATTGAAGCTGAGATAGATGACTCATTAGGTTATCTTGAAACAGACACCACAGATGAACGTCAAAAGGCACTAGAGTATTATTTGCGTGAACCTTATGGCAATGAAGTTGAGGGTAAGTCTACAATTGTTACTGGCGAAGTAGCAGAAGTAGTAGATGGTGCATTGCCACAGCTCATGCGTGTATTTACATCTGCAGATGCAGTAGTAGAGTTTGAACCAGTTAATGATGGTGATGAGAAACTTGCTAAACAAGCTACAGAATATTGTAACTGGGTATTTTATAAAGACAATGATGGATTCCTAATTCTACATAACTGGTTTAAAGATGCACTATTACAAAAGACAGGTATTGTAAAAGCCTATTGGGATGACAAAAAAGATGTTACTAAAGAGCAATATGAGAACTTATCAGATGATGAGTTACTTATGCTTATGCAAGACCAAGAGCTAGAAGTTGTTAGCCAAGAAACTATAGAAAATTTTGTAGAAGTTACAGACCCAATGACAGGAATGCCAGCAGTAGATCCTATGACTGGTATGCCCATAATGCAGGCTAATATAACGCACAACGTTAAAGTCAAAAAGACTGTAAACAATGGCAAAGTGTTAATAGAAAATGTACCACCAGAAGAGTTCTTAATATCTAAGCGTGCTAGAACTATACAAGATTCACCTTTCGTAGCTCACAGACGCATGATGACAAGATCAGAACTAGTGGCAATGGGTTTTGATAAAAAGATAGTAGAGGCATTGGCCTCTGGCGATACATTAGAATTTAGTCCAGAAAGAATTGCTCGTTATACTCGTGGTGAACAACCTAACTCTATGGGTTCACAAGATGAATCTATGGAAGTCGTAGAAGTGTATGAGTGTTATATCAAGGTAGATTACAATGAAGATGGTATAGCTGAACTAAGACGTATCTTTTATGCTTCTAACGAGATATTAGAAGATATGGAATGCGACTATGTACCTTTTCATTCTATCTGCCCTATTCCTATACCACATAAATTCTATGGCCAATCACTAGCGGATAGAGCATTAGATTTACAATTGATTAAGTCTACAGTAGTTAGACAAATGCTAGACAATATGTACCTTACTAACAACTATCGTATTGGTGCAGTAGAAGGACAAGTAAACTTAGATGACTTACTTACATCTACAGCAGGTGGTGTGGTTCGTATAAAGAATCCTGCAGCTATCGTTCCTATTACAGTTCAGTCTAATGCATCACAATCTTTTCCTATGTTAGAGTATCTAGACCAAGTGCAAGCTAAACGCACAGGTGTTAGTGATGCTCAGCAAGGTTTAAGTGCAGATGTATTACAAAATGTAACCGCTACAGCAGTTGCTACTATGAGTGCAGCAAGTAATGGCAAGCTAGAATTAATAGCTCGTATCTTTGCAGAAACAGGTGTTAAGAGTTTATTTAAGGGTGTCTTACAATTACTATGTAAGTATCAAGACAAAGCTCGTGTACTTAAAATCAACAATGAGTACACACCTTTTGATCCTAGAGAATGGGATACAAACTATAACGTAAGTATCAACGTAGGTTTAGGTACTGGCTCACGTCAAGAACAACTTGCTACTATGCAAATGATTCTTTCTAAGCAAGAACAAATTATTCAAGGTTATGGCTTATCTAATCCACTTGTGTCTATTAAACAATACAGAGATACATTAGCTAAGTTTGTACACATGGCAGGCTTCAAAGATGCTACATCATTTATGAATGATATTACTCCAGAGCAAGCACAACAATTAGCACAGGCAGACAAGCCTAAAGCTGATCCAACAATAGAGGCCACACAAATATTGGCACAAGTTGAACGTGAGAAGGCTGACCTCAAGTCTAAAACAGAGATGGCTAAACTAGATTTAGAACGTGAACAAATGCAAGTAGAGAATGCTCGTAAACAATTAGAGTTACAAATGCAAGAGATGAAGATGCAAGCAGAAGCACAAAACAATGCAGAGAAAACTCGTGGTGACCAGACTAAAATCATTATAGAGGCATTATCTAAATTTAATGATATGCAAAAAGGCGATATGAATGTCGGATAAAACACAAGCAATAGCTAACTTTTTAAACGATAAGTATTTCCAAGAAGTCATTAAAGAAATAACAGATAACCACTTACAAACTATTATTAACTCTAACCAAACAGATTACGAAGTTAGAGAACAAGCATACAACCGTATAGCTTGTATAAACGAACTCATCAATACTCTTGAAGGCATTGCTAAAACTAGCGATATTAAGAGTAAACGATGGAACATATTTTAGAGATTTCTAAAATGGGTAACCTCCCCTAGAGGAAACATAGGAAAAACAAATGAGTGAAACAACCATGACTCCAGAAGATGGAAGTGGCACGCTTACAGTAGGACAAGCAGCCAATGCGTTTGAAGGTTTAATGAATACACCAGCGAACTCGCAAGAGGAATCAGAAGGTGTAGAACAAGAATCATTAGAAGCAGAAGCTCCAGAAGCAGAGCCAC